CTTGCAAGGCTTGCATCACCACTCTGGATGGCGTTGATGATCTGAGGAACACTCACTGCATTCTGCAATGCGAGGGTGTTGAGCGCGTTCTGCACGTTGGTGACACCGGCATTCACGAGGTTGAAGTCCTGGCCGATGGTGGTTGCGAGGTTCTGGATTGCGCTGCGGCTTGCCTCACCCTGCGAGGTGATGGCGTTCATGACCAGTTCACGACCGCTGTCGTTGGAAATCATGTTGCCGAGGTATGCAGTGCCTGCATTGCCGCCGCCCATGAAACCGTTGCCCCAGCCTCCGTTGCCCCAACCGAACATCGAGGCGATGATTGCGAGACCGAACAAATCAGCGATGCCGTTCATGCCGTTTCCGAAACCGAAACCGCCACCATTGAAACCACCGATAGGAATTGAAAAAGGAATGTTGCTACCATTGTTGCTGCCGTTGTCAGGCAACTGATAAATTTCAGCCATTGTTTGTGTTAGATTTAAAGTTTGTGTTAGTTAATTTGTCTATGCGCATCGACATGGCAAAATTACCACACCAAACCCTATATCGTAACATAATCCTTTGTCATTTCACTGCACGTTTTTGGCAGTTTTGACCCATCTTTTTGACCACTTTAAACACTTGACGCTCACACACTTTATACCTGCAAGAAAGTTTTGCGACAATGTAACTTGTCTTATTGCCTTCGGCTTTCATCTGCATGTAATCGTTGTATAAATCAAGCCATTTGTAGTCATCGGTCTTAATGCCGTTTTTGTGCAGTCTTTTCAGCAGTTCGCGGTTAAGCGACACAATATCATAGACGGTCATTGTTCTTTTTCGACAGGAACTTTCTCGCCAGTGTTCAATAACTTGTTGAGGTCGAAACCCCGCTCTTCTCTCGCCTTCTTGCGCTTCTTCCACTTCTCGACAGCCGCGTCAAGTTTCTTCGGGTCGGAAACCCAGCCTGGGTCGCCTGGCTTCTTGCCTTCGTTAGGGTCGTGCCTCTTGTAGAGCGTTAACGGGCAATCTGCCATCATTAACTGTATTTGAGCCGCAGTGCAACCCCAATAGTACTCGTACATAGGCACTCTCCAAAAGCCGAAGTAATCCCTCGGCATCACGAGCCACTGGAGTTGCTTTCGGTCTGCGAACGCTGCGCCATACTTAGTTCTTGAAGGGTAGCGTCTACTTCCTTCGCTCTCATCCTCATCAGCGAATCCCTCGCCTCGGTCAAGGACATGATAGTCCTGTAGTACTGCATCAGCGGAACTTTTTTTTTGCCGATGTCGAGGATAGCGTCTAACTGGATGTTGTCGTACTGACGGATGTAGTAGAACCATCTCCAACGGAACCAGTACTTGAACTTGACTGACCAGTAGCCGTTGAGCGTGATGATGGCCGCTGCTTTGCAGGCCAGCTTGCAGTCCTGCAAAATCTCGTCAAGAGCGTCAATGCCCGACGACTTGACATTATCGGTTTTGCCTGCCTTAATCAGCAGTCGGGTGAGTTTCTCCAACTGCCCGTTTTTGAGCCAGCGCACCTTGTATTTCTTGCTCGTACGGAGAACCTGCACCTCGGTGGGGTCATTGTTTATAAGCGACAGGTACGCCTGCTGTGCATCGAGGGTCGGTTGCTCAAGCACTTGCTCTGGAATTTCCTTTTTCTTCATGTGATTAAATTAATAAGGGCAATGGCAGTCAACCCACCACTGCCCTTGTTGTTGCCGTGAACCTTGAAGTACTCGATTGTGGAATTTCCAAATTAGCCGTTAGAGGTGGTGGTGGTTGCAATATCCAAGATACCGAACGCGCCGTCACCAGACTCGGAGAGCGAACCACTCAGCACAACGCAGAGAGGCTTGTTGCTGCCGTCGAAGGTCACCTGTGCGGTAAGTTTTGCCTTCTTGACGTAGAACAAACGCTGCTCGGTGTCATCGAGGATGAGCAGACCGAGCTCAACGGACTTCTGCGCAGCACCAAATGACTTGCCGCTTGCGATAGCGGTTACAATGTTTGGGGTCTTCAACGCACCGACAGGCAGGGTGATCTGCGTGTCAGCACCTTCCGAACCGAAACACAACTGCATAATCTGCGTGTCGTGGCAGGGAATCTCGATGCTCAACTCGGTGTCACCAGGGGTGAACGTGGATACCCAGTCGGCGTTCAAACCATGAACCTTGAAGTGCTCGATTGAGGGAGCACCAGTGTCGAAACTGAAACCGCTATCCTCGGAGCAGGGGAACTCAAGCAAAGTCTTGTTCTCTGCAAGAGACAGAGTGAAGCCGTTTGCCGCAGAGCCGCTGAAAGTGAAACCACCTTCAACGGCGAAAATTGCGCTAATGCCTTCAAAGACATTGGGCTGCAAAGACGCTTTCTTTACAATAGTTGAATCTGCCATAGTTTAATCGTTTATTTAAGATTTGATCGTTCTTAATTTGAATGTGATTTGCGTAACCTGATAGCCGTAACCGTCACTTCCTTGCATCAAGATTGCAGGATTTGACGCTTCTACGGCATCGCCGACAATAGGGAACAAGTCGAGCACTTGCTGGACAAGGTTGGATTGCGCGTTGACATTCATGGTGCCATCGGTCTTGGCTTTGCAGAAAACGGAAATCAAGCCGTTTGAGCCAGAGCGGAAACCAAGCCCACCCTTTACCATTCCGTAAATCTGCGCTGGCAAGGAAACGACGACGAACTGCGTCACTTCCGACTTCAACGATTTCGGACGCTCAAGATAGACTGGCTTGCCAGTCTTCTCCGCTGCGTTTACGAGGTCGTTAAAAATCTTATATAGAAATGTGTCGTTCGCCATTATGATTTCCTTACGAGTTTTAGCCAAAATACTCCAACCTTCTCTGCGTGGGTGTAAGTGTCAATGATACCAGTCGTGCTCCTCTCGTTCTCGATGATGTCAGCATACTCAACAGGGTATGCCACGACAATATCGAATAGATTATTACCTTTTGGTGTAAAAGAGTTAAAGAAAAGCCTTGCATCATTTTCACCCCACCCTTTGTCCGTCTTCACATCTGCGCGAAACATGCTCGTATCACCCGAATAGTCCGGATTAAAGAAATATCTCTTTCGATACTTGTTGTTCGCGGACATCTTGACTTGGATTGCCTTGGGAATGAACTGCTCCGAAGCGTAGTATGCTGTAAGTGGCTTTCTCTCCCGATACAAGCATACAACAATCGAACTGAGGAGATTTCCCGTGAAGTCATGCGCGTCTGGGTTTTCTCTCCTGTAACGGATAGCAGCCCAACACAAGTCTTGGCAGTAATCCCTGCACCGCCTCTCCACCTCGTCGATTATCTTCTTGCGGTAATCGTCGATAGCGTCAAGTATGTGCTTGTTAGTTGCGGACATACTTCCAAAGGATGTGAGTACCCAAGTTGCTCGGTCGCTTGTCAACGACAAGCCCGTATTCCCTATACCCGTAGCGTTGCAGTATCACCTTGTCACCTTCCAACGGAATGGTTTCTTCCGTCCACTCGTCCTGCTTTGTCGGCAAAGAGAGCCAGCGGTACGATGCGTTAACATCGCCATTGTCGGAAACGGTGTCACGGCTGTAACCCCTGCAAACACCTCTGTAGATTACCGTCGCCCCTTCGCCAGCACTGGCACAAGGGCAATCGCAGTCCGAACAGGCGCATCCGATGCAACACTGACCTACCTCGTCGGACATAGCATCCGACACGATGGTCTGGTCTTCCATCGGACTTACCTCCGCGAATCGGATGATTCTACAGAAGTGCGGAAAGCGGGGATTGTCAACTGCCATGACGTTACGGATGTCTGCGGATTTTACGGAAACCAGTACCCTTAAAACCCCATTTGCCGCCTGCGACATCTGCGAGTTCATCCTCGATACCCCACTTTGCGAGCAAGGCGCGAGCCAAGCGCAAGAGATTGCTCCTGTCGGAGTAAGTCCATGCGCTCGTACTCTCCGAGTGTTCCCAGTCGCCATCCCTGTCGGTGACCCTCTGCGACGACCCCGCACCTGGGGCGAGATAGAGGATGAGGTAAGCGTAAATCAAGTCACGCTGACGCTCATCCAAATCCCACTGCGAGGCTTCGGGGTCAACGCCTGTCTTGAAAAGGATGTTGGCGATGATGGTTTCAGTGACGTTAGCACCAGGGAAAAATCCGTTGATGTAATCAATCACAGTCCTGTTTTCCGTTGCCATAGTTGTTGTCTCAGGTCACGTTTGCGTAAATTTACGACTCAGACCATACGGTAACAATACCGTAATCGTTCACGTTGTTGAACACGGGGCCAGCGTAGAGTTCGCAGTCCACGATGTTCATCATGGGACGGTCATGCCATACATCCTGCACGGCGATGCGACCCTCAACCAGAGTGGTGCGCACGCTGTCGTTGTGTGCGCCGAGGGATGCGCGGTCAGCGAGGATGCTGCGCATACACTTCATCTCAAAGGGCTTGTAGGAGCGGCTGCAAGCGGCCATGTTGTGTACATCGAACGCGGGTGCGTCGTTGACGGGCTTGCCGTCTTCCTCATGGCGGGTCTTGAAGTCAATCACGTCGAAAGGCCAGATGCCCATCTCGTCGTGCATCCATGCAAGCAGGTCGCTCTTGACAACCTTCACGTTGTCGGGAGCATAGAAGTTCTTGCCAGCCTTGTAAGCGGCAGTCACAGCGGGATGCTTGAGGATGTTGTCCAGCAAGGTCTTTGAAATCTTCCAGTGGTCAACACCGAGCGAAAGAGTGTCGGTGAAATAAGACTGGAAGGTCATAAAGTCCTCGATGGGGTCTGCGCTGGTGTTGGCAGTGCCGTTGGTGTTGAACCACTCGGAGCCAGAAGCGGGCGCGGTGAAGTTGGCATCGGGAATCTGGAAGTCGAAATCGTAGCGGAAACCATCAATGGCAACATCGTGGATACCACCAGTCGAAAGCGCCTGCAAGGTCATGTACGACAACTCGTTGTGTACGCCACCAAGCATGTTGCCTGAGTTGTTGATGAATGCGTCGATAAGCGACTCGCCGAAAGTGAGGTCGTTGAGCTTTGCGATACGGCGCAACTCAATCATATCATCCTCAGTGATGCTGAAGCCGTGACCAATCTTGGGCAAGGTACCTCCGTAGATTTCCCAACCCTGGGTGCTGCGCTGGGGCTTCTCGGAATGAGTACCCAAAACGCTTGCACGAACGAGGATAGGAGTCTTCTTCACTCCCTGCTTCCACTCGCGCTCATTGCTGGGAACACCCCAGTCTGCGTAGCGACGCCAGATGGCATCGTTGTACTTTGCGTTCACGTTGTCCAGAACAACACCGAAACTCTCTGCGTTAAGGTAGTTGTACAGACCACCAATGGTGAAAAGATTCTTGTCGATCATCTTTTAGTCCTCCTTTCTTTACTTGCGGTTAGAGAAACGGAAGAAGCAGCCATTGGCGAGCAACGCGGCCTTGAGACTGTCAGTCAGAGGCGGCATACGGCGCTCAAGCACGGGCTTCTCCATGCAGTTCCAGATGTAGTCAACGTCCATCGCCGTAGCGTCGGGGTCAAGCACGTTGTCACGATAAGTCAAGCCGTTGGGAACGACCTTGACCTTCTTGGTGGTTCCGTTGAACTCGGCAAGGATGTCGTTCGCTGCGATGAAGGCGGTACCGCCAGACGCAACGGCATCAACGGAAAGAACATCGTAGCCAGCATTGCTGCTGTCGATTGCGGTAACGGTAGCCACGTTTGAAACGGCAGTGCCGAGGTTTGAGCCTACAACACCGAGTTTCATGCCGACCTTTGCGGTCGTGCCGTTCTCGTGCTTCTCAACGGTGATGGTCTTCGTGGCAGAAGTGCCGTCAACAGCCACAACCTTAAAGGTGTAAAGAGGCACGATGGTGCGGGCTTGCTCGTCAGCGTACACGGGAGTACCTGCGGCCAGTGCGTTGCCATAAGTGGGCATGTCATCGAGGTCGATGCTGAAACCGCCAACGGCAACGATAGTGTGACCCTCGAAACACTTGCGGACACCGCCGAAGTTCGAGCTCCACTTCACATAATTGTTGATTGTTCCTCTCATGTTAACTTGTTTACTTGTTGTGTGTTACTTAAAGTCTTTGCTAATTTCGGCAGCATAGTTCGCGTTGCGCTTGTTTTCCTCTTTGAGTTTTTCAATGCGCTCTTTCACGAAATCCGCGCTGCCACCCGTGCCGCCACTATCACCGCCGAAGGGTTTTCCTCCGTCGCCGTAGTAGCGCTTGTAACGCTTCTCATAGGCGTCAATCGCCGACTGCTTGAGTTCGTCGAACGTGGGTTTCTCTCCATATTCGATGTCACCCAAAGCATCGTCAACGCAAGCCTCGTTGTTGGCCTTGAGGTCAATGAGGTGCTTGCGGAGTTGCGCCTTGACACGGTTTTTGGCCTCGGTCTTCTCCCTGTCGGCCTGTGACTTCATGAAATCGGTGACGGTCTTCGACAACTTGCCGATTTCTCCCTCTTCGCCCGTGAGCTTTGCGAGAGCATTGGCGACTGCGTTGCCGATTCGCTCGTCCAGGTTCTCTGGCTCTTTGCTTCCGTCTTCGCCGGTCTTCTTGTCGGGGTGCTGGCTCTTGTACTCTTCAACGGCCTTCTCTACGGCCTTTGCGATACGGTCTTCAACATCTTTCTTGTGCTGTTCATCGTACTGCTTGGCGTAGTCGGCCTTGAACTTCTCTGCGAATGCCTTCTCGTCGTGGCGCTTCTGCCCTGCGAACTCGTTAAGAGCGGCAACGGGGAATTTCCACGTCTCGTCGGTAATTGCCGAATCATCGGCAAACATGGGAAGGTACACGTCAGCGATACCCTCAAACGTCTTGTCACTGATGGACTTGCAGTTGTCTTCTCCAACCTTAGTCCTGAGATTTTGAATGAGAATGTCTCTCTCCATAGTTGATTTGAATTGATTTCTTTTTTTT